TACAGGGAGAAATAATATGAGTTGTGGTTGCGGACGATCACCTACAGGACGTTGTGTTGGATGGCACAACTTAACAGAGGAGCAGTACCTCGAGAAAAAAGCACAGTACGAAGCAAAACTATTAGAAAAAGCAAAAGAAAGGAAGAACGGTTGAAGGAACAACTAGTAAAAGCAGCACGTATGCATGCCGAAGGCGAGCTAGAACGTGCTAAGACTAACATCATGGTTTATATGAACCAAAGTGTTGGCATTGGCGAGCACAGCGATATTGTTGAAGCTATTCAAGAAGAACTTGATAAAATGGCGTCAGCAACAGATCGTATCGAAATGCTAGACAAATATTTCAAGTAATGCTTGACAAAAACCTAAATATATGGTATACTTAAACTATGAGTATACCATTTTTTATGACATCCTCGTCACTAACTCGGAGATATAAATGACAGAAAAAGGATTAGATACTGGCACTGTAGAGTCGGTAAAAGTAAGCCAGGTTGTGCGTGAGCGCCTGCAAAAAAAAGGCGTTAGATTTTTTGCTAACGATAATATTAGCGAACATATTAGTGAGTTTGAGTTAAAAGAGATTCAAAACGAACTTACTTACAAGTTTCAAGATGTGCTAGAAACACTTATTATCGATACAGATAACGATCCTAATAGTAACGAGACTGCAAAACGTCTTGCTAAAATGTACATCCACGAACTAATGCGTGGGCGTTATTATAAAATGCCAAATGCAACTTCGTTTCCAAATGAAACTGATGATCCATACGATGGTATGTTAGTTGTGCGTAGTGAACTTAAAAGTGTATGTTCGCATCACCATCAGCCAGTTACAGGTGTAGCATACATTGGTATTCTTGCAGCAGATAAACTTATCGGACTTAGCAAGTACACACGCATCGCACAGTGGTGTGCTAGACGTGGCACACTACAAGAAGAACTGTGCATGGATATTGCTAAAGAGATTATGAATGTAACAGGTGCTAAAGACTGTGGTGTTTATATCCAAGCAACACACGGCTGTTGTGAAAACAGAGGCATTATGGCACATAGTTCGCTTACACAAACAAGTGTGTTAAAAGGTGCATTTAAAACTGATCCTGGTACAAAGAAAGAGTTCTTTGACAATATTAAACTACAGCAGGAGTTTGCACCAAGATGAAGATGATTGATATTGTTTTTTTGGGACTTTTTATCGGATTTGTTGCAGTAGCTATTGACTACTTTTTAATCCCAGGAGGACTCTACTAATGAAGCTAAGATATTCAGAAGCATTTTATAGTGTGCAAGGCGAAGGCAAGTTTGTAGGAGTACCCAGTGTATTCCTACGCACATTCGGTTGTAACTTTCGTTGCATGAACTTCGGCGTTGATAAAAGCGTAGGTGATCGCTGGAAACAACACGCAGAAGGCAATCGTTACAATGCAGAAGTAAAAGCATTGCTAGATGCAGGCATTGTAGAAAAAACAGAAAAGTTTGAAGACTTGCCTATTGTACACACAGGTTGTGATACATATGCAAGCATTTATCCTGAGTTTAAAGACTTCAACAAACTAGCAACTATCGACGAAGTTGTAGAATACTTGCTGAGTTTGTTGCCAGAAGGCAAATGGACAATGGACAATGGACAAGACGTCCATCTTATTCTCACAGGCGGCGAGCCACTACTTGCTTGGCAACGGTTGTATGTCGAGCTGTTCGAACACCCAGGTATGCAGGATCTTAAAAATGTCACAATCGAAACCAACACTACACAGCATCTACACGATGACTTCTACAACTATCTCAACGGTCACGAAAGAATTCAGCTCACTTTTAGCTGCTCACCCAAGCTATCCGTTTCGGGCGAGTCTTGGGATGATGCTATTAAGCCTGATGTTGCTCGTGAGTATTCCCTTGTTGATGGCGCTGATATGTATTTTAAGTTTGTTGTTGCTGATCAAGACGATGTTAACGAAGTCGGTAGGGCTGTGGACGCTTACAGAGACGCCGGGATACAATGTCCGGTATATCTTATGCCGTTGGGCGGACGCAGTGAAGAATACTCGCTTAACGTCCAAGAAGTTGCAAACCTCTGTATGCAAAGAGGATGGCGATTCAGCCCAAGACTCCACATATCTCTATTCGGGAATGCCTGGGGGACTTAGTACGGAAGACCTTGAATATTTACAAGGTAAGAAGATTACTAACGAACAGTACGACAAGATAAGGAAACAAATATGAAACAATGGTTAAAACGTGTAACTGGTATCGAAGCAAAAGAACAAGAACTTGCTGAACAAAAGGCTGCACTAGAAGCAGAATCGGACAAAAAACTCAAAGTTAAAGATCCTAAAGCATATGCTACTAAAAAAGGCGAACCTTGGGTAAATGTACTTGATATGAAAGTCAATGAAGATAATATTCGCAACGGGTTTTTTGAACTAGATTGGAATGATTACTTTATTGAAGAACTACTATCAGCAGGTTATGGCAGTGAAGGCGATGAACCAGAACAAGTTGTTGATCGTTGGTTTAAAGACATTGTTTATAACATGTTGGCAGAAGAAGGCATGGACACAGATCGTGGTGCTGGATACATTAATGTAGTACCGATTGACAAAGGACGTAGCGAAGTCTCTTGACAATCGACAAATTGTGTATTACACTTAAAGAAACTAACAAAAGGCACTATAATGACTTATATTCTTATTGACACTGCTAACACTTTCTTTAGAGCTCGACACGTTGTACGTGGCGACATTGATACAAAAGTTGGCATGGCAATGCATATCACCCTTAACAGTATTAAGAAAGCGTGGCAGGACTTCAACGGTTCACACGTTGTTTTCTGCTTAGAAGGACGTAGTTGGCGCAAAGACTTTTACGAGCCTTACAAGCGTAATCGCAAAGAACATCGTGACGCTATGAGCCCACGTGAAGCAGAAGAAGATAAAGTGTTTTGGGAAATCTTTGACGAGTTTAAAGAGTTTGTTACAGACAAAACCAACTGCACTGTACTACAAAATCCTGTGCTAGAAGCAGATGACTTGATTGCAGGGTGGGTGCAAGCACATCCTAAAGATGATCATGTTATTATTAGCACAGACGGCGACTTTGCACAACTTATTGCACCTAATGTACGTCAGTACAATGGTGTTAGTAATACTACTATTACAGTTGATGGTTACTTCGACGACAAAGGTAAGCCTGTTGTAGATAAAAAAACTAAAGAAGCAAAGCCTGCACCCGATCCTGCATTTATGCTGTTTGAAAAATGTATGCGTGGTGATACAAGTGATAATGTATTCTCTGCATATCCTGGTGTACGTAAAAAAGGCACTAAGAATAAAGTAGGTCTTATCGAAGCATTTGAAGATAAGAATACAAAAGGCTATAACTGGAATAACATGATGCTACAACGCTGGGTAGATCACAACGGAGACGAGCATCGTGTACTAGATGATTATAATCGCAATGTTACACTTTGTGATTTGACTGCACAACCAGAACACATTCGACAAGAAATAAATAACACTATACGTTCTGTAGAACCTAAAAATGTTAGCCAGGTTGGCATGAGACTCATGAAGTTTTGTGCTCGTTGGGATTTACAGCGTATTGCAGACCAAGCACAAGGTTATGCAGAACCATTACAAGCAAAATATGAGGTAGAATATGACTATCAAAGCTAAACCTGTTTTAACTGACAAATTTTGGATTGTTGAAGACGAAGGTGTACGTATTGGTACACTAAGCAAAAGCGATGAAGGATTTGCTATTACAGCCAAAGGCAAGGTTGACTATTATAAAAGCGAAACTCAACTTAAAAAGAAGTTTGGAAAAAACTTTCTTATTGCAAACATTAACAAAGTAGATGATAATGTAAAAACAGAAATACACGGTTATCCAACTCGTACTACACCTTACAACAGTATGTACGATATTAAAAGAAAACTACCATTATTCACTAAAAGTGAAAAATCAAAAAGTGTATACTGTGCAGGTTATTACCTTGTTAAGTTCAACGTTAACTGGCTTAAAAGTTACTGTCCAAAACTCATCACTATTGAACGCAACGAATATTTGGGTCCTTATAAAACTGAACTAGAAATGAAGGCAGCTCTTAGTCATGTCAACCGAACCTCTTAATACAATACCGATACAACAGTTTATTAATATTGTAAAAAGTGCAGATGCTGGTAGACAAAAAGAAGTTCGTTTAGATATTAATACTGCACGAACTTTAGCCCTTACATTAGGTGCAGTAATGTCACGTCTCGAAGGAGATCTAGAAAAGTTTGTTGTACAAAATATCGAAAAGTTGCAAGATGAACAAACAATAACTATTGCTATGGATAGTGGTGAGTGGAAGTAAAACTCCCACTTAACCG